GAAACCACGCGCGCGCGTTCCCCAGCACCAGCACCAACCCCATTACCTACTAACAACCTTAGTGGCAGTGCAAGCGGCATAGGGATTAACACGCGAGACGATGCCGGCGCTTTGACTCCGGCAGAGATTTCGGTCTCGCTCATCGGCTGGGAGCGCGAACGGCACAAGGCTGCGCGGGGTATCACCGCGAGCAATCAGCAGGTGATCGACCTGGCCGGGCTTTGTCTGACGGCGCCTGAGCTTCGGGCTGCGTATGACTCCGCCGTGGCCGATCGCATGGCAACGGAAGACCCGAATCCGGTGAATGCCGGCTTTATCGCGGTCTTCGTGAACAAGATTCGCAATCCGCCGAAGCCGCGGCCCAAGGCAGACAACTGGGATCGCTCACCGGCCGGCATCGAACGCAAGGCATCCGAACTCGGAATTTATGCGCGCGCCGGCGAATCGCACGCAACGCTCGCGGAACGGTGCAGAGCCCTCATCCAGCAACAGGAGCACGCGGCATGAACGATTCACAACCCTGGGGCATGTGCGCCGCTTTCGGCTGCCCGTTGCTCGGCACGATGGGCTCCGACGGCACCTGGTATTGTTTCTGCCACGCCGGCAAGCCTTCGGTCTTCAACGATGCCATCACTCGCGAATTGCGCGACAACCAGCCCGAAGTCGTCGCCGTGACGCTCGCCATCCGGCGCGACAGCATCCACGGTGCAGGCTCTGGCGAACTTGCATCGGCGCGCGCCGCACTCAAGTCGCATCCCGAAGGCGTGAAGCTGTCCTTTGCGAAGTCCGACGGCAATGCGAGCGGCTGGCTGCTCAGGCTTGAGCGTCACCTGATCGAGGCAACGGGCGATATCGGCCAGCAGAAGCGCATAGCGGCAACGGTGCCGACGGCGAAGGTTATTGGCCCGACGCATGCCATGCAGCACTACACGGAGACTCAGCAATGATCCCTTCCACTACCCGCGCGCGGGAACTGACCGACTGGTATCCGGCTGATGCGTTTCCTGTCCACCCGGGCGTCTATGAGCTTCTGAATTCATCGACTGGCGTCGCGTTTTATTCGCGCTGGATTATCCGGAACTTTGCGTACTGGAAGATTTCAGGGTGGTCTCGCGGGCATTCGACGGTTGACGACGCGGAGGCCGATCATAAATTTGGTGTTGTTCAGGAGAAGTGGCAATGGCGCGGCCTGAAGGAGCAAGCATGCTGATCTCTGTCGATCCCGGCATCAAGGGCGCGCTTGCGTTCTTCGGGCCCGGTGAAAGCGTTTCGGTTCACGACATGCCGACGCGTGCCAAGCCCGGCAACACGAAGATTCGCAACGAGATTGATCCGAAAGCGCTGCAAGTGCTCCTGCGCCTGCGCGTTCCGGCCGATGAGAAGGGCCTCGTCGTCATGGAGAACCTGAACACATTCGCCGGCGGCAGCGTCCAGACGATGGGCTCGCTCGAAGCAACCAAGGCTGTGATCTGCACCGTTTGCGAGCTGAGTGGCTTCGACATGGCTTTCGTGAGCCCGCGCGAGTGGCAACGCTTCTTCGGCATCAAGGCGACGCCGAGCGAGACCACCAAGCAGCAATCGCTGCGGCTCGCGCGGCAGTTATTCGGCAACGACTATTGCCCGTTGCAGAAGCATGACGGCCGCGCCGACGCGCTACTGATCGGGCGCTACGGGCAACGTCATTTTGTGTGAGGACAGCATGGCTCAGATCATCACTTCGCGCGGGCATGTCGTTTTGATGGATCAGGACGACTTTGAGCGATTCGGAGCGCTTTCATGGTTTGTCAGCAAGCACGGCTACGTCGTTCGAAACGTCAAAACGGCTACCGGTCGCACGATCGACAACTTGCATCGGCAAATCATGGGCGCTGCGATTGGCGACGGTCAGATCATCGACCACATCAACGGCGACAAACTGGACAACCGCAAGGCGAATCTTCGCCTCTGCACGAACGCCGAGAACGTCAGAAACGGTCGTAAGCGCCCGACAAATACGAGTGGCTTCAAAGGAATCTACCTGCATCGTGCATCGGGCCTTTGGCACGCGACGATTAAAGCGGACGGAGTCAAGCACAGCTTGGGCTACTTCAAGGAGCCAGCGGATGCGTATGCCGCATATTGCGCCGGTGCGCTGAAGCATCACGGCGAATTCGCGAACTTCGGGTGAACCCATGAACACCCTCCAACTCGCCGGCTCCCTTCCGCGCGACCCGCAATTCCGCGCGTGGGTGAGCCAATACACCGTGCCGCCCATCGCGGTCATCGCAGACGAGGCGGCCGAGTTCATCCGCGTGGTCTGTGGCGTCGATAGCCGCCGCAAGCTCGCAGAGGACGCAGGCGCCGCAGAGAGCTTTCACCGTTTCATCCGCCGGCCCTATCTGGACTGGCGGCAGCAGCAAACCACGAGGAGAGCAGCATGAATCATGACGAATTGCCGCAAGACCAAGCTACAGCAATCAGCCAGGCCGAACGCATGCACGCGGCCGCCGACGAGTGCATGTCGCCCGAGCAGCGGGAGGCGTTCCTCGAACTCGGCAAGCTCGACCCCGACGTGTACGCGCGGCTGTTCCGGTGCGTGTTGAAGCGGGCTTAGGCACACGAACAACGGGGAACGACATGGATTTGCGCACACTCGAACCACGACTCGAAAACTGGGCGCGCGCACAGCGCTCCAGTGGCTACACGCCGGGCCGCGCATGTTCAGCCGAGGGAATGTGGCGCGGCGGCGGATGGCGCGAACTAAGACCCGCTGCGCCGCTCGTGGACGCCGCCGACGCCCATCTGGTCAACGAGGGCTGGAAGCGCCTCATGCCGCTCGACAAGGACGTGCTCATGCTGCACTACGTATGGTGCGCGCCTTCATCGTTCATCTGCCGGCGGCTGCGGCTTAAACAGGGGCGCGGCCATGAGCATATCTGGGACTTCGCGCTGTATCATGCGCAGGAAGCCATTGACAAAAGGTTGCAAAAGGTGGCAGACATTGCAAATCCGATAAGAGCGGCCTATACTCTCGCCCATTCGATTACCGATTCCAGCGTTTGCTGAGTGAACTGGCCTGAAGGTCCGGGCCAGCTTCGCTCTCACGCTTCCGAAGCCCGCAGGCATTGCGCCTCGCGGGCTTTTTGCATTTGGAGCCCGCAATGCCCCTCATCAAGTCCGGTTCGAAAGCAGCCGTCGGCAAGAACATCAAGACCGAGGTGGCAGCGGGCAAGCCCCAGAAGCAGGCGGTCGCCATCGCCATGAGCACGAAAGACAGGGCGAAGAAGATGCCCGAGCGCGGCCAGCGCACGGCGACGCACAACGATTCGAAGCACCCCGGCTCGCACGACGATTGGGAAAAGCTGGGCTCGTGATGTGGCGCGTTATCGGGTGGGTCGCCGCGATGGTCCTGCTGGCAGCCCTGATCGTCGGGATGCTGCGGCTCGGCGCTTCGCTTCGGAGTTGCTGACATGGCGACGCGCAAGCCCGCTGTCTACGTGAAGTTCTCGCAAGCCGTGTTTGACCGCATCTGTGCGCTGATTGCCGAGGGCAAGAGCGTGCGCCAGGCGTGTGACGGCGACGGGATGCCGGATCGGACCACGTTTCGCGACTGGTGCCGGGCGAATCCTGAGCTTCAGACGCAATACGACCGGGCATGCCTCGACCGCGAAGATGTCTACTTCGAGCAGATCATCGAGGTAGCCGATACCGCGACGGACCATGCCAAGGCGCGCAACCAGATCGAGGCGCGCAAATGGACGCTCGCGCGCATGAACCGCAAGAAATACGGCGAGCGCATGACGACCGAGCACACCGGCGAGGACGGCGGCGACATCAAGCATGTTCACACCGTCAACCTGGTGGCGATGAAGCGCGGCGGGAGCGAGTCGTGAGCACCGCGGCGAACATCGAACTGCCGGAGAAGCTGATTCCGGTATTCGACGGCGAGGCGGACGTGCGATATGCGCACGGCGGCCGCGGTTCTGCAAAGACCCGCAGCTTTGCCAAGATGGTCGCCGTGAAGGGCTACATCTTCGGGATGGCCGGCATCAGCGGCATTCTGCTGTGCGGCCGCCAGTACATGAACTCGCTCGAAGACTCGTCGCTTGAAGAATGCAAGCGCGCGATCGAGGACGAGCCGTTCCTGAAGTCGTACTACGAGATTGGCGACCGCTATATCCGCAGTCGCGATGGCCGGATTGCATTCGTATTCGCCGGGCTCGACCGTAATATCGCGTCGATCAAGTCGAAAGGCCGGATTCTTGTGTGCTGGGTGGACGAAGCCGAGCCGGTCACGGACGAAGCGTGGACCACGCTGATCCCGACGCTGCGCGAGGAAGGTGAAGGCTGGAACGCTGAACTGTGGGTGACGTGGAACCCGAAGCGCAGAACGGCGCCGGTCGAGAAGCGCTTCAGGGCCAGCCAGAATCCGCGCTACAAGGGCGTCGAACTGAACTGGCGCGACAACCCGAAGTTCCCGGCCAAGCTTGAACGCGATCGCAAGACCGATCTCGAAGAGCGCCCAGAACAATACGAGCACATCTGGGAAGGTGGTTACGTCACCGCGCTCGAAGGCGCGTATTTCGCCCGACACCTGCAACGCGCGAAAGAGGAAGGCCGTATTGGCTTCTTCCCTGCCGATCCTCTGATGACGATCCGCCTTATCTGCGACATCGGCGGAACTGGCGCGCGGGCAGATGCATTCGCCATGTGGGCGACGCAGCACATCGTGCGCGAGATACGCGTGGTGAACCACTACGAGGCCGTTGGCCAGCCAATCGATGCGCACCTCGCCTGGTGCCGCTCGCAGGGCTATACGCCCGACCGTGCGCAGTTCTGGCTGCCGCACGACGGCGCGACGCAGGACAAGGTGTACGACGTGTCGTATGAATCGGCGCTGCGCAAGGCTGGCTACAAGGTGACGGTGGTCCCGAATCAGGGCAAAGGCGCCGCCGCAGCGCGCATCGAGCGCATGCGTGTGCTGTTCCCGCAACTCAGGTTCAACGAAATGACGACGGATGCGGGCCGCGCGGCGCTCGGCTGGTATCACGAGAAGCGCGACGCTGAGCGTGGCATCGGACTTGGCCCAGAGCACGACTGGTCTTCGCATTCGGCTGATGCGCTCGGGCTGGACTGCATCGTGTGGTCCGAGCCCGTCGAAATGAAACCGCTGGTCTACCCGAAAATGGCGATCGCATGAGCATTGCACTGGAAGCGAAGGTGGCTGAGTTGGAGAAGGAAGTCGAAGCCCTTAAAGCTCAGCTGGGCGAGCTTGTCCAAGCCCGTTTTGAAGAGCGCGGCGAAGCGTGGCCCAACCCCCAACGTCGCAAGCCCGGCCCGAAACCCAAGGACAGCAATGGCTAAGCAGCGTATGAACGACGAGGAATTGCTGGCGCTGATCGGCCAGTACGAAAAATCGTCGCTCGGCTCGAACGTCTCGACTGGCCCATCCGTCGGCGGCAGCATCAAGCCGGCCGGTCAGCAGATGACGACACTCGAAATCGACCGCTACAACGCACTGAACGCCTATTTCGCGCGCCCGCTTGGCAACGAGGTCGAGGACCGCTCGCAGATCGTGCTGCCTGAGCTGCGCGATACGGTCGAGTGGATCATGCCGCAACTGATGCGCATGTTCGCCGCCGGCAAGCCGTGCCAGTTCGACGCGGAAACGCCGGATGACGACGACCAGGCCGAGATCGAGACGGAAGTCGTGAACCACGTGTTCATGAAGCAGAATCCGGGCTTCTTCATCCTGCACGACTTCTTCAAGGATGCGCTGCTGTTGCGCAATGGCTACGTCAACACGTACTGGCTGAAGGAGCGCAAGTCATCGGTCGAGCGCTACACCGGGCTTGGTGAGATCGAAGTTACGCAGATGATGGAGGATGCGGCCACCAAGGGTGACGAGATAGAAATCCTTGAGCAGAAGGAGACCGCGACGGTCATCATCGGTCCCGACGGTGCCCCGCAGCAGCGCGCGACGTTCGATATCAACCTGCGTCGCACGCGCAAGGTCGGGCGTGTATGCGTCGAGTGCGTACCGCCGGAGGAAATGCGCATCTCCCCGCAAGCTCGTCATGGGCTGGATGAGTCGCCATTCTCCGAGCATGAGCGCAAGGTGGCGCGCTCCGAGCTTCGTGAAATGGGCTTTGCGGCCGATATGGTCGATTCGATCACCAAGGCCCAGCCGTCGTGGCTCGACCTGATCGAGCTGGCGCGCAATGAGGTCACGGACCAATTGAGCGAGGAAGAGCCGACGGACCCGGCCAGCCAACTTGTCACGCTGCGCACGGTGTTTATCCGCGTGGACTATGACGGCGATGGCATTGCTGAACTGCGTCGCGTGATGGTCGGCGGCGACAAGGTGCTCGACAACGATGAGGTCGAGGAAGTCAGCTACTCGTACTGCTCGCCGGTGCGCATGCCGCATCGCCACGTCGGTATCAGCTACTACGATCTGCTGTACGACCTTCAGGTGATCAAGACGACGCTGTTCCGTCAGGCGCTCGACAACATCTACATCTCGAACAATCAGCGCGTCGCGGTCTCGGACAAGGTGAACATTCAGGACCTGCTCACTTCGCGGCCGGGCGGCATCATTCGCATCGCCGGCGGCGTGGGCGACAACATCATGCCGTTCGTGCAGCCGTCGAACCTGATGCAGCAGATTCTGCCAGCTCTCGAATACTGCGACTTGCAGCGCGAAATGCGCACCGGGATCGGCAAGGACACGATGGGCGTCGATGCGGACGCATTGCAGGACGTGACGAAGGGCGGTCAGTTGGCGGCCATGTCCGCCGCAGCGATGAAGGTGGAACTCGTCGCGCGGCTGCTGGCTGAAGGCGTGAAAGAGGTCTTCACGAAGATTCACAAGCTGCTCATGCGTCATCAGGACAAGCCGATGACGCTGCGGCTCACGAATCGTTGGGTGGACGTGAATCCGGGCGAATGGCGCGATCGGACGCAGGTTAGCGTGAACGTGGGTCTCGGATCGGGCAACCGCGAGGAAGCGCGCGCGAACGTGATGCTGCTCGGTCAGGCGCAGAAGGAACTGGCGGCGTTCGGTCTGGTGGGTCCGAAGCAGGCCTACGAGACGTTCAAGAAGATGGCGCACCTGCTCGGCGAGGAAAACCCGACGCAGTACGCGATGGACCCGGACTCGCAGGAATATCAGCAGGCGATGGCGCAGAAGGCGCATCAGCCGCAGGACCCGCATGTGCAGGCCGCGCAAATGAAGGCGCAGAGCGATCAGCAGATCGCGCAGACGCGCCTTCAGGCGGAACAGGTCAAAGCGCAGGCGCAGACGCAGCAGGCTCAGGCCGAGCTCGCACACGGCGCGCAACAGGCGGCCGGCGAGCAGCAGCTTCAGCAGCAGCAGATCAACTCGCAGGAATGGCAGACGATGATCAAGGTTATCGGCCAGATCGTGGCGAGCCAGTTGAAGCAGAACGCGGCGGCCGACGCTGGCGCGATGATCAATCAGGACATGAACGAGGTGCAGCGTGACAGTTGAGGTCGTGCAATTCCCGCGGAACACGTCCCCCGCTGATCTGGCGCAGGGATTTCTGGAATATGCGCAGGCCGGAAACGTCAAATGGGCGGTGATGGTCATTTGCGAGACCGACGATCTTCTGCGGTTCGAATGGAGCCGCCTGCCGAGCAATCTTGCTGCCGTCGGCGCAATTGAGATGCTCAAGCAGCATGTGATGGAGCTATAAATGACGCCTGACGAAGAAATCACCCGCGGCGGTGACGCTGCTGCGGTGCTCGATGCGCGAATCTTCGTTGAAGCGAAGAAGGCCGTGCTCGACGGCATCCAGCGGCAGATGAAAATCGTGCCGATGTCCGATCAGACCATGCACACGCGGCTGATTCTCGCGCTGCAAATCTGGACCTCGATGGAAAGCTATCTCGAACAGGTCAAGCAGACCGGCGAGATCGCGCAGTTCCAGATCAACCAGACCGAAGAGCAGAAGAAGCGCTTCAGGCTGTTCGCGTAACCCGATCCACTTTCGACAACAGGCTCGCTTCGGCGGGCCTTTTTTATTTGAGGCCACGAAATGAGCGACGTACAAGCGACTACCCCGGACGTGGGCGCCGCAGCACCCAGCCAGGAAGCTGCATTCCAGAGTTTCTGGGACGCGGCACAGGATACGGAACGCCCGCGCGAAGAAACCGGCGCACAGACGCAGCAGGATGACGCGCAGGGCGTTCGCGATGCGCAGGCTGCGGAACAGGGCACGCCTAAGCCGGAAGGCGCTCAGGAAGCCGAGGAAGCGCCATCCTATGCGTCGCTCAATGAAATGCTGGCCGCGCACAAGATCGACCCTGAATCGGTCATGGGTCTGCACGTCACCGCCAAGATCGATGGCGTCGAGACGCAGGTTCCACTTGCCGACGTGCTGAAGTCGTACCAGCTCGAAGGCCACGTCAACAACAAATCGATCGAGGTCAGCAACCAGAAGGCCGCGCTCGAACAGGAGCGCACGCAGTGGCAGCAGGCCGCACAGCAGGCGCTGCACCAGCACCAGGCGATGGGCAATCTCGCCTTGCAGATGCTGAACCACGATTACCAGAAGATCGACTGGAACAACCTTCGGGTGAACAATCCGGCCGAATACGCCGCGATGCAAACCGAATTCGGTCAGCGCCAGCAGCAGATTCAGGGCTTTCTGCATCAGGTCGATCAGACCCGGCAGCAGGAAGCGCAGCAGCAGCAGGCCGCGATGCGGCAGACGCTCGCGCAGGAAAACGACAAATTGATGAATGCGCGCCCCGAGTGGCGCAACCCTGACGCGTTCACGAAAGACCGCGATCAGATGCAGCAGTACGCCCGCAATCTGGGGTTTCAGGACGCCGAGCTCAACGCGATATACGACCACCGCTACATGCTGATTCTGAGCGATGCGGCGCGTTATCGCGCACTCCAAGCGGCCGCTCCCCAGGCTCTGAAGCAGGTTCGGCAAGCGCCTCCGATGGCGAAACCGGGATCTCGGGTCGATAGCAATCCCAATGCGGCGAAACATCAGCAGGTGATGGATCGCCTTGGCCGGAATCCACGCGATCAGGACGCGCAGGCAGCCGCGTTCGAGCTATTCGCGAACCAGTAAAAGGAGTTTGAAATGTCCGTTCCGTCGAATACCTACCAGACGTACACGCAGACCAACATTCGGGAAGACCTCTCGAACCTGATCTTCAACGTCGATCCGTTCAAGACCCCGATCCTGAACATGACGAAGAAGAACAAGGCCACGCAGAACAACCACGAGTGGGATACCGACTCGCTGGCCGCCCAGAACCTCGCGAATGCGCAGGTCGAAGGCGACGATCCGAGTTCGCAGGTGCTCTCGCCGACGGCTCGCATGGGCAACTACGTGCAAACGTCGAACAAGGTGGTCCAGTTGTCGGGCAAGTCGCAGGCCGTAGTGGCCGCGGGTGGCACGAACAAGATGGGCTACCAGCTCATGAAGAAGTCGAAGGAACTGAAGCGCGACATCGAGGGCATCCTGTCGTACAACAGCGCCAAGGCGGCCGGCAACTCGTCCACCCCGGCGAAGATGGCGGGGCTGCCGTGCTGGCTCTACACCAACACGGTGTTCCAGACCGGCGGCTCGCCGGCTGGCGCCAATCCGACGCTGGCCGCTAACGGCTGGACGGACGGATCGAGCGCGCGCACGTACAACAGTGCGACGACCGCATTGACCGAAACGATGGTCAAGTCGGTGCTCCAGAAAATCTATTCGTCCTCGGGTGAATCGCCGGAATATGCGGTGGTCTCACCGGTGAACAAGCAGGTTATCTCGGGCTTCGCCGGTCCCGGCACGCGCTTCATTGAAGTGGAAGACAAGACGCTGAAGACTGCGGTCGATGTCTACCAGTCGGACTTCGGCGACGTGAAGATCATTCCGGACATCTTCCTCGCGCAGTCGAAGGACTGTTTCTTCATCAACCCGAACTACCTGCGCGTCGCGTACCTGCGCCCGTTCCAGACCACGCCGCTAGCGAAAACGGGCGACAGCGACAAGAAGATGCTGCTTGTCGATTACACGCTGGAAGTGGGCAACGAGAAGGCCCATGGCCTGATCACCGACACCGCCGGCTAACCGTATCTCCTGATGGGCTTCGGGGCGGCTCCGGTCGCCCCACCTTTTTCCAGACTTGAAGGAGCAGGACAATGCCAGGCAGCATTATCACCGCAGGCACCACGCGCACACAGGCGGGCGCCACGCAGATCACGGCGGACATTACGACCGTCAACACCTCGACCGCAGCGACGGCCGGTACGAACTTCGGCGACGGCGTGCTATTGCCGCAGATCGGCTCGGGTACCGACAGGGTGTTTCTCATCAACAACACGGCCAATCCGATTCAGGTCTACGGCTACGGCTCGGATACGGTCAACGGCGTGGCTGCGGCGACCGGCGTGGCGATGCCGGCCAACTCGTCGGCGACGTTCATCGAGGCCAATCCGGGCGCGTGGCAGTGTCTACTGGATAGCCCGCAGATGGCGGCGTTCAATTCCAATACGGCGACCTCCGGCGCGACGCTGACGGCAGCGAATGTGACCGGTGGCGAGGCGACGGTCGATCTCGCATTGACGGGCACGCTCGGTGCCGGCGCAAATGCCCAGCTTCCGACTGTCGCGAACCTGCTTCAATCGATGTATGCGCCAGCGGTGGGATCGACGTATCGCCTGCGCATCCTCAATCGATCGAGCGCCAACTTCGCATGGACTGTCACGACCAATACCGGCTGGACGCTCACCGGCACGATGTCGATCGCACAGAACACGTGGCGCGACTTCGTCGTGACCGTGACGAGCCTGACTGCGGCCACGCTTCAGGCTGTCGGTGTGGGCACGGATAGCTAAACGAATCTCCTCGCGGCAACTTGGGGCGGCCTTCGGGTCGCCCATTTTTTTGGGGCACCGAAATGGCAGTCCAGCGCACCACAAAAGTCGTCATGGATACGTCGGGCCGTTTCTGGTTCGACCCGGATTCGATGGCGCACGATTACACGTACAACGGTTCCAATCAGATCGTGACCGATACGGTTAATGATGGCGTGAATACCTACATCAAGACCTACACGTACACCGGCTCGAACCTGACGCATGAAAGCGGCTGGGTGAAGCAATGAGCTTCCCGGTCGATATCTACAAGTGGGGGCTGGCTACCCTGAATTCGCTCCCCGGCGTGAATGCGGTTGGCTCGGGTATCGACAACACGGGTGTAGCGCCTGCCGCGACTGCGCTTTATAACCTGCTATACCTGACCAAGAAGGTCTTTCTGCCGCCGGGCTTATATGATGTGACAGTCTCCGATGGCTTCAAGCCGCCGCCAAATTGCGAGCTTACCGGGATCACGCCAACGTACACGATGGACGGCTCGGGTGGGGGTGCTTTCTCGGGCGGCAGCATTCTGAAAAGTAGCGGCTCTGCCGTCATCGACGTAGGCGGCAAGCAGAACGTGACCTTGCGCAACTTCGGGGTCTGGGCCACCAACGTGGCAGGGAATGGGGTGCAGGGTATTGGCCCAACCACACAGTCCATCCACTGCGATGGGCTGATCACGTTCGCCGCGAACCACAACTATCTCTTCGAGCAAAGCAACAGCGATCCGAATGGCGCGACGGGTGGCGGCCATCTGATCGAGAACGGGGAAATGCACGGCGGCCCGAACGGTGTCGCTATCAAGGCCCTGAATGTGGTTGTGCGCAACATGATCGCGCACGACATCACGTCGCAGGCGTACGTCGCAGTGTCGGACAATATCAACGGCAATGCGCTGTACAGTCGCGCCCAGAACGTGGAGTTCGTGGACTGCGTGGTTGGGCAGCGTGTGGCATATGGCGCTCACGTCTACAGCCGCGACACGCGCAGCATCACGAACGCGAACGGTGTGCTACCGGCCAAGAATATCCGCTTCATCGGCGGCAGCTATTCAGGCGCCCTGCAACACGGTCTGATGATCGGCGACGAAGTGACGATCGAAACCACGGTATTGCCCGGCTCCGGTGCGGCGGGGCAAACTCGCCTGCTCACGCAAGACGTGCTCGTTGATACCGAGTTCTCGACCAATGCGTGGAACGGTATTCGCGTGGTCACCTGTGGCAGTCTGCGCATCCGTGGCTCGACGGGTGGAAACGGGACGGCGGGGACGGTGGGTGGCACCAACTACACGAACAACAACATCAGCGCCGACACGACAGGAAGCCTGCAGCAGGGCGGATTCGCCGTGCAGGATATGCAGATCGACGCAGACTTGATTGTTGGCGGCACCGCAGTCGGTCTTGAAATCCAGTCGCTGACGATTCCCGCAAGCACCGCCACGGTCAATGTCTCCGCGCGTGCTCAGGTCTACAAGACGGCCAACACCGGCGCATTCAATATCACCGCCGTGACGGGTACGAAGCTCGGTCAGGAGTTCTGGGTCCAGATCAACGACAACTTCTCGACCGTTCAGCTTGCCGCGAATACACCGCAGTTCGTCGGCATCGGAACGCTTGTCCGATATCGATGCGTCGATACTAGCGGAACCATGCTGCTCGTCGGCGCGCATGAACCTCTCGGCAAGACTGAGGTGAACCGTGCATACAACGCGGCCTTCAGTCATAACACGACGATCGGTCAGCAAAATCAGTTCGTCAACGTGACCGGGAATATCACGTCGATAACGCTATTCCAGCCGCTCGTTCCGCTCGGGCGACCGGGTTGGACGCTGCGGCTGGTCAACAGCACAGGCGGCGCGTTCACGATTGGCACATGGGATGCGAAATATAAGTGGCCCGTCAAACAATTTCCGACCGGCGCGCCCACATCCATTGCGGCCAATTCAACCTTGCTGATCGAGTTCTACTGGGATAGTGCCAGCATGGTCGGCAAAGATTCGTGGGTGTATTGACATGGCCTCCATCATCGGCACCTGCAACGGAGTTTCGAATGTCTGACTACGGCATGCGCACGACCTACCACGAGGAAGACGACAAGATTCACGTCCGCTATTCGGAGGACGTGGAGTCGCTTCTGGCCTACACCCATGCGAAGCGCGCGGCCGAGGGCGAGTTCGAGAAGATGGGCGAGTTCAAGCACGTGATGCGCATCCCTGAAACGGTGCTGCTCGATATCAAGATCAAGTATGGCTGGGACTATCAGGACCCGGACCACT